GCCCAGAGCAACATCACCGAGACGTCATCGCTGACCACCAACCGCGGGCTGGCGGTGTTCGCCGCCGCCCAGTTCCGGCTGCAGCGCACCGACAACGACGCGGTGTTCTGGGGCGACCTGTGCACCGTCGGGTGCCAGCTGCTCACCGACGCGCAGTTCACCCCGGTGCCGGACGGCGACGGGCTGCAGCGCGGCACCGCCTTCTACGGCGTGGCCTGCTCGGGCTGGAGCGACGCGGCCGAATAACTCACCCGGGGCGCGTCATACCCGGCGGCCCGCAGAGTGTCAGATGCGGGAGGGGTGCCCATGATTTCGGACCGGCCGCTTCGGGTCTTGGTGAAAAGCCCGTTCAGCAAGTACTCGGGCTACGGCAACGACGGGTTCGGCTTGGTCCGCGCCCTGCACGAGTGGGGCTGCGAGGTGTCCCCGCAGCCGACCTGGCTGGACGTCCCCATCCCGCGCGACCTGCTGCCGCTGTTCTCGCGCGAGCTGCGGGGGCCGTACGACCTGCTGATCAACCACTGGGACCCGGCCAACCTGTCGATCACGCGCGAGGCCCGCGAGTTCTCCCGGGTGGCGGTCGCCTGGACGATGTGGGAGTTCGCCGGGGGCCCGGGCAAGGACGGGAAGGGGGTCTCCGGCCTGGTGCCGCACTGCCAGCGCCGCTCCACCCTCCGCCAGCGGCTGCAGTGGTACGACATGGTGCTGGGCTACGACCCGGTGTCGCTGGCGGCGCTGGAGCCCTACATCCCGCCGAAGGTGCACCGGGGGGTGCTGCAGGGCGGGTTCGAGTCGGAGCTGTGGAAGAAGACCGAGCGCGACTGGTTCGGCGAGCGGTTCGCCTTCATCATGCACGGCGCGCTCGGCAGCAGGAAGGCCCCGTGGACCGCCATCCAGGCCTTCAACGAGCTGAAGTTCGAGCGGCCCGAGTTCGACGGCGCGACGTTCGCGCTGCACACCAGCGCGCCGGGCACGCTGTTCCCGGAGCTGAACGGGCCGCTGGCCGCGCAGAAGATCCGGGTTTTCGTGGACGCGTTCGACAAGGAGACGCTCGACCAGTTCTACGCGTCGGCGCACTGCCTGGTCGCGCCCAGCCGCGGCGAGGGCAAGAACCTGCCGGCGCTGGAGATGATGGCGACCGGCGGGGTGGTGGCCGCCACCAACTTCGGCGGCCACACCCAGTGGATGAACGCCGACTACGCCTACCCGCTCGACTACGAGCTGAAGCCGACGTTCGACGACAAGCCGTGGGGCGCGCACGACGCCCGGGTGGAGGTGGCCCACATGAAGGACGTGATGTGGCACATCTACACCCACCGGGCCGAGGCGAGGGAGAAGGCGGAGCTGGCCAGCCGGGTGATCCCCGTCATGTGCGACTGGCAGACGGTGCTGGAGGCGCTGTTCCGGCGGATCGGGGACCAGGTGGCGGGCCCGGGCCCGGAGATCGCCGCCCTGGCGCTGTCCTGCCGCCGCGAGCCCGCCCCCGCCGGGCCGCCCGGGCCCGGCGGCCAGTGGGCCCGGGCGTGACCGCGGTCATGGAGGCGCGGGAGATCGAGGTGCGGTGCCCGGTGCCGCACCTGCTGCCCGGCGGCCACTGCCGGCCGGGCAGGCTGCTGTTCAAGCTGCAGGTGGCCGGGGAGCCGCCGTCGTTCGTCCAGCCGGACAACCTGATTGAGCTGCCGTGCGAGGACTGCCGCTACCAGATGAGGCAGCGGGGCAGCCGGGTGAAGAGAGTGCTGCACCGGTTCGACCTCGCCGGGAACCTGGTGGCGACACTGACTGACGACGAGGTGATTGCGGGCTAGCCTCGGCAGCGGAGGTGAGGCTGGAATGCCAGCACGCAGACAGAGCAGGAACCCGAAGGCAACCCACCTGAAAGCGGTGGCGGACACGCCAGCGGAGGTAGGGTCCATCCCCGCGAGGCAGCTGCGGTGCCGCGCCGGGCACCATGACTTCGCGCTCGACCGGTGGCTGCCGGGGGAGGAGCCGATCCCGCGGGGGGGTCACGGTAATGCCCGCCAGCGAGGGCAGGCTGAAGCTGGTGGAGCCGTGCACCGCCTGCCTGGCGGTGACCGGCGTCACCTACACGCACCCGGGCGGGATATTCGACGGGTACCTGCCGCGCCATATCCAGTACGGGGCGGAGTGGGTGCGCCTGGACCGGGACGTGCCGCGCTCGCGGCGGGTCATGCGCGACGCCCGCTACTCCGCCGCCAACGCGCAGATCAGGGAGCTGCTGGGGCGGGTCACCACCCTGGTGGAGGACCAGGACCGGGGGCCCCGCCGTCCCGTCTCGGTGAGGTTCCAGGGGGCGTAAGCGTAATGCAGGAGATCGCCATCAAGCTCTGGTGCGACCGGCACTGGCGCGCGTCCGGGGAGAAGGCGGAGGCGACCGAGGCCCGCCAGATGGAGTACGGGCGCAGGCGGGGCCGCTGGGACCTGTGCGCGGACTGCGCGGCCGAGCTGGACGCCCTGGCCGCCGGGTGGCTGAAGTCCGCCCAGGGCGAGGACGCCCGCCCCACCGCCACGGCGGGCTTCAGGCCCGGGTCGAGGGAGTCCCGCAACTTCTACGCCGGCCTGCGCAAGTGGGCCGACGCCCAGGGGCGCACCGAGGAGTACATGGTCAAGCACCGGCCGGGCACCGTGGGCAGCAAGATCAACTACAGGTACGACCTGCTGATCGAGGACTACGAGGAGTACCTCGTCTCCCGGGCGGCGGCGTAGTTGCCGGGCATGCGGTTCGCCCCGGCCGGGGTCCACCGCGAGCGGCAGGGCGAGGACAAGCCCGCCACGTGGTACGTCGTCTGGCTGGGGCGGCCGCATGCCGAGGGCAGCGTGATAATAGGGCGGACCAAGCGCCTGCGCCGGCACCTGTGGCACCGGTGCTTCCCCGAGTCCGGCGGCCTCAGCCGGGACGTCAAGGGCCATACCGCGGGGATGGAGTGGCTGCTGCAGGTTCACCGGGCGCAGGCCGCCCGGGCCGATTAGCCGGCGGTGACGCACCATTCCCGCCTGCCGCCGCGCATCGTGGTGGCGACCCCGCGGCCGGGCGACTTCTGCTGCGTGCCCATCAGCGGGTCGGTGGGGCTCGCCGTCGAGTTCTGGCAGTGGGTGGACGGCGACCGGTTCCAGCCCTACGACCACACCGAGGTCTACGTCGGCCAGCCCGACGGGGCGGGGCCGTTCGGCTACACGGTCAGCACCTACCCGGACGGGCGCGGGAGGGTCGCCCTGCCGTGCCCGGCGTCGCAACTGCCGGGCTCGCTGTGGTCGTCGGGGCTCGTCGACCTGACCCCCGCGCAGCGGGACGGCATCGTCGCCTGGGCGCTGGAGCACCAGAACGTCGGCTACTCCTGGGCGGACTACGCGGCGCTGGTGCTGCACGGCCTGCGCATCCCCGCGCCGGGGCTGCGCGAGTACATCGCGTCCACCGCCCACATGATCTGCAGCCAGTACGTGGACGCCTGCTACTCAGCCGTCGGCGTGCGGCTGTTCCCCGACGACCGCTGGGCCGGCTACGTGAAGCCGGGCGACCTCGCCGACCTGCTGGAGTCGAGGCTGGCGGCGAGGTCGCCCGATCTGCTGCGCGGCCGGGGCTGACGGTGCTAGCGTCACGGAGCCCGCATCCGGAGTTCGACCGCCTGCGCTGGCGGCCGCGCGCCCCCGTGACCCCGGGACGCGGGCCGGGCCCCGGCCCGGCACGGCACGCGCCGCACAGGCTAAGGAGACACGCCTGTGCACACGCCGAGACACGCGAGACGGTCCCGCCGCTACATCGCCGTCACCACGGTGGCCGCGACCGGGGTGGCCGGGGCCGGCCTGCCGTTCGCCATGGCCTACGCGTCCGCCCCCGCCCCGCCCGCCGCCCCCGCGCGCACGCTCTCCGCGGCCGCCGCCCGCCTGCCCGCCCACCGCGCGTTCCGGGCCGCCCGGGCGAGCGCGCCGGGCCGGTACGTGGTGCGGAGCGGGGACACCCTGTCGGCCATCGCGCGCCGGTTCTGCGGAAGCGCCAGCGACTACCCCGCCCTGGCCGCCAACAACGGCATCGGCGACCCCGACCTGATCCTGCCCGGCGAGGCCATCCGGCTCGCGTGCCGCGCCGCCGCGGCCGCCTTCGCGGCGCACGCGGACCCGCCCGCGGCCGACCCGAGGGCCGTTCCCGCCCCCGCGCCCGCCTCCGGGGGCGTGACGGCCACCGTGACCGCCGCGGGCGGCACGCTCGGCTGCAGCGGGCTGGAGGCGCTGTGGGACGCGGCCGGGGGGAACCCGGGCGACGCGTTCATGGCGGCGGAGATCGCGGAGGCCGAGTCCGGCGGCAGGCAGTACGCGCTGTCGCCCACCGACGATGTGGGCTACTTCCAAATTAACCAGAGTCACGGGCCTGCGCTGGCCACCTACAACGCCCTGGGCAATGCCAGGGCAGCCGTCCTCATTTCGGATGACGGCACCAACTGGTCGCCGTGGACCACCTACACGGAGGGCCTGTACGAGGGCCGCTGCTGAGCGACCGATCGCAAGGGCGGACTCCGGAACCGGGTCCGCCCTTCGTCGTGTCTGGAGGCAGCATGCCGCGGTCAGTCGGCAAGTACGGGCGCGTGAAGCCCGACCCCGCCCGCAGGAAGCTCATCCTGGAGAAGTACCTGGACCCGCGCCGGAAGCTGAGCCAGGGCGGCCTGCCGCCGGTGCCGCTGTCGGCCGACGTCAACTGGGCGAGCGCCGTTCCCAGCTGGCCTATGTACCTGAACGACCAGCTGGGAGATTGCACGATCGCCGGCATCGGCCACATGTACGGCGCGTGGAGCTGGTACGCCAGCAGCGCGGAGCGGCTGTTCGACGACTCCGAGATCCAGGCGGTCTACTCCCGCGTCGGCGGCTACGTGCCCGGCGACCCCTCCACCGACCAGGGCTGCGTCATGCAGGACGTGCTCGCCGACCAGGTGAGCAACGGGATGACCGACGCCAGCGGGAAGACCTGCACGGTGGCCGCCTACGCGGCGATCGGCAACCCGGCTGACGAGGACCTGATCGGCCAGGTGCTGGAGGTGTTCGGCTCGGTCTACACCGGCATCAACGTGCAGCAGAACATGGAGACCGAGTTCTCCGACGGCCAGCCGTGGACCTGGCAGAAGGGCGGCCAGGAGATCGGCGGCCACGCCATCTGCCTGCAGCGGCGGATGGGCTCGGGCGACGCCCCGCTGGAGTACGTCACCTGGGGGGCGCTGCAGCCGGCCACCGCCGGGTTCCAGGCGAACGCCGTCGAGGAGGCGTGGGCGGTCGTCACCAGCGACTGGATTCAGGCGAACGGCACCACCGTGGAGGGCATGGACCTGCAGCAGCTGCTCGCCGACATGCAGTACGTATAGCCCGGTGGATGTCGTCAGCCTGGTCATCGTCTTGGTGGTGGCGATCTTCACGTCCATCACCGCCCCCATCATCCTGGCCCGGCGCACCGAGCGGCAGCAGCGCAGCGACCGGCTGGCGGACTACCAGCGCCAGGACGAGGTGGCCAGGCTGGCGGCGCAGGCCGCGGCGGCGCAGGCCTCCCAGGCGCAGGCCGCGGACCGGAAGCTGGACTCGCTGGCCAGGCAGGCCGAGCGCATCCACACCCTGGTCAACTCCGACATGACCACGGCCCGGCAGTCGGAACTCGACCAGACGCGCGTGCTGCTGGCCGTGCTGCGGCGGGTGGTGGCCCTGTCGAGGGCGCGCGGCCAGCAGCCGGAGCCGGCCGACCTGGAGGCGCTGGAGAACGCGGAGGCCCGGGCCGCGGAACTGGAGCGGATGCTAGCCGACCGGCTGCACCAGCTGCGGGAGTCCGAGGCCCAGGCGCGCGGGCACCCGGATGAACTCGGCTGACTTCCTCACCATCCTGGCGGCCGTCCTCGTCGTGCTCATCGCGGCGGCGACCGGCATCGCGACGTACCTCAACTCAAGGCACTCCGCCAGCGGGAAGGTGGAGACCACCGAGGCGGCCATCCTGTGGCAGCAGAGCCAGGACATGCGCGCGATGCTGCTGGCCCAGCTCGGCAAGACCGAGGAGCAGCGCGACCGCCTCATCGAGGGCTACACCCACCAGATGCTCCCGATGCTGGAGTCCATCAACTCCGGCCTGAAGGACCTGACAGCCGCTGTTGCCGGCAACATGGGCAGCGTCCAGCGCATGTCAGCCCGCCTGGAGGGGGGTGACCGCGATGAGATGGCGGCTCAGACGCAGGAAGGCCCTGAGCGCAGATGATCACCATCTGCAGGCGATGACCGATTTGAGGGTCAAAGACGAGCAGATCGATCAGCTTCTAGGCAGGGCAGAGGGCCTGGTGGGGGAAATGCAGGTGACTGTGAGGCAGGCTTCGGACACGCTGCGCCGCGCAACGCAGGAAGACCGGTGAGCGAGGACGCCGAGACCCCGCGCCCTCTCCCCGACCCTACCCTGGCGCGCCTGGAGCAGGTGAGCGCCCAGCTCGCGGAAGTGGCCGAGACCCTCGCCGCGGTGGCCGACACCTCGGCGAAGACCGCGGCGAGGGAGCGGCGCACCCGCCGCCTGACCGTCGGCCTGGCCGTCTCCCTGGCACTGGACATCGCGCTGACCGTCGTGGTGTCCGTCCTGTCCATCAGCGCCCTGTCCCAGAACGCCACGCTGCACGCCTCGCAGCTGTCGTCGTGCTCGCTGTCCAACGGCACGCGGGCCGACGAGCGCCTGCTGTGGAGCTACCTGTTCACCCTCAGCGGCAAGCCGCAGACGGCCGAGGTGAAGAAATTCCTGGCCTATGTGGACAAGACGTTCGCGCCGGAGAACTGCGCCTCCCTCTACGAATAGCCGGGCCGATTAGACGTGCGAGACCGCCGGTCTGACCAGGAGGACGCAAGACCATGCCTACCGCCAGCAATGCGTATGCCGGTACGCCGTTCGAAGGCTTCTCGCTCAGCCACGCGGCCATCCTGAACGGGTCCACCGGCGCGGAGGGCGCGACGGTCTACGGCGTCCGCAACGGCACCATCAGCACCGACCAGGGCAACTTCGAGAACACCGGCGACGACGTTGTTCTCAGCGAGCACTTCTGGATCAACTTCGCCAACGTGACGATCGAGGAAGGGTACATCCCCTTCTCGACGATCGCCTACATCACCGGCACCACGGTGACGTCCTCGGGCGCGGCGGGGGCCGACTACTACGCGATCCCGCTGTGGACCCTGGCGAGCATGAACCAGGTGACCCAGCCGCTGGCGATCCGCGTGCCGTCCAAGGACGCCGGCGGGCAGATCCGGACGCTGGACTTCATCCTCTACAGGGTCCAGTTCCAGCCCTTCAACTTCACCGGCCCGTCGTACAAGACCGGCCTGAGCTGCAGCATCGCCGGGCGCGCGCTGTTCAGCACCGTCAACGAGGTCGGCACCTCGCTGCCCGTCGCCTACGGCGGCACGTCGGGCTCGGCGGGCATGAGCATCGGCCGCCTCGTCTCCCTGCCGGGCACCGAGACCGGCGCGTTCGTGCCGGAGCCGTTCGGCGGCGGCGGCGGGACGGTGGTCTAGGTGGCCGGGCGCAAGAAGCACGAGGAAGAGACGGCGGAGCCGCTGCCGGGCACCGCGGCGATGGCCCAGGGCCAGCCCGCGGCCGGGGTCGAGCCGGACGACTCCAAGCCGGAGCAGCCGGACAACGTGGTGACCGGCGGCGAGGCCCTGGAAGAGCAGCAGCGGAACCCGGACCTGGACGACAGCAGCGGGGCCCGTCCGTAGTCGTCCGGCCGGCGTCCAGGATTGTCCGCGGTTGTCCGCCGATTAGCCCGGCACCACCCCCGAGAGGCCCAGGAGGCCCGTGTGCCGGACGATTCCGAACTGGACAGGCTCGACCCCCAGCCCGCCGCCTGCAAGCTGTCGACCGGCTTCGAGCTTGAGGTGCTGCGCATGCGCACCCGGCAGTTCTTCCGGCTGCTGCGCGTGCTCACCCACGGCGCGGGCCCCGCGCTGATGCAGACGGGGCTTGACTTCTCGTCGGGCGGCGAGGAGTTCGCCGCCAGGCTGCTGACCCTGGTCGTGATGTCGATCCCCGACGCCGAGAACGAGGCCGTGCTGTTCCTGTCGTCGATGTGCCGCCCGGCCGGCCTCGTCGACAAGCCCTCCTCCCAGCTCTCCAAGCCGGAGGCGGCGGAGAACAAGGCGCTGTGGGAGCGCTACTCCGAGGAGATGCACAACCCGGAGATGACCGACACGCTCGACCTGATCGAGATCATCGTCACCCAGGAGGCCCCGGAGCTGCAGGCGCTGGGAAAAAAACTGGAGCGGGCG